TCATTTTGTCTGTCAATAACTTTTCCCAACCATGTATGCCCACAAATAGAATAACTAGTCACATCCTTATCTTTATCTAATCTGAAACCAAAAGCAAGATAAGCTTTATAACACATCTCAAATGTGAAGTTTTTAGCATATTTTGGATGAATCTTATCAACATTGTCATCACCAAACACATTATATTTATAATATTTAAACTTCTCTAACTCGGCATATCCACGAGGGGAAAATCCAAGCTGGTTTTGAGTTAACCAATTATGATTCTTAACCACGCAATGATCTACACAGTTATCATCAGTTGTAGAATCTTGACCACTTGGTCCTCCAATGTGTTTACAAACGATCTGACCAGTTGGGAGTTGTATAAGCGTGTGCGATTTCCAGAAATAGTAGTAGTTTTGACGCTCCCACCATTCCTCAATTGACATCTTACACTTATCCCAGCAGAAGAAGCGTATGGCTTTCACAGCATCAAATAAGTAACAAGCACCAGTAGCATCCCAGCGAATAACATCACCAGAGCGAATTAGCCACTCCAGATCATCATCATTATCCATATATTCGCCGAATGCGTGCAAGCCACCATTTTGAGCTACAAAACCAACGCGTACAGGGCACAAATCTAACTTGTTACCAAGTTCAACTATCTTATCATGTGTGTCCTGATTCATTTTAGCGCCAGCAAACTGAAACGCAATATCACTTATCGTAAAACCACGCTGATCTTTAGTTTGCTTAATACGCTCTACTTTTCCTGCCTGTTTCCAAAGGGGCACATATCCAACTTTGTGTGCAAAATTCCAGAACCATTTTATCTCAGCCCATCGTTGACGCAACGCTTGGCCCTTATCCTTCATCCCAGCTGCCTGAAAGCAGGGTCCTGGTGAAGTTGTTTCATCGATCATGACTTTTCCATCATCTTTAACAGAACATTTACCTTCAAGAAGGTAAAAATCTCGCTTTGTCATATCAATTGCACGTCTCCATATTTCTGGATGAAGATTAAACTCCATATAAGGTGAATCATACTTGAGAACAGATTGATTCACTCCTTCAAACGTATCTCGCCTTATATTATAAAGATCCATATCCCAAGGTATCGGATACGGGTGATCCACAAGATATTGTG